TCTGGGGATCAGTGGCAGATTGATGATGTTTTTCGTCTTTCCGCCCACGCTTTTCAGCCTCTGCCATACGCCCAGGCTGTCATAATCGATCCATACCTCCAATGCACTGCCCCAGGGAACTTCCGCCCGGATGCTCACTCTGCTCACGAATTTTGCATCGGCAGTCTGATAACTGAAGTCGGATGTATCTGCACTCCATTCCACCACTTCCAGATCGCCGCCTTCAATGGTCTTGATCGTGTTTCCGTCCAGATAGTACAGCTTGTCTCCGTCCTTCGTGAACCATCTCGCCTGCGTGTTGTCCTCTCTGTGCCATACACCCAATCTCGCATCATACACAAACAGATGGTATTCCCCATCCTTCTCCATGCTGATGTAGTATTTGTTCCCTACTGTTCCGGCTTCTGCCACAGTGTATCCATCCTCGATCACATCGCCAACCTCATCGGGCAATGCACCCTGAAAGCTCATAATGCCGCTGGTGCTTTTGTAATACAGAACCTCGTTCACGATCTGCATACTTCTCGCACACCCTCTGGCAACGCCTCTCAACTGGCCTTCTACGATCTGAAAATTGCTGGGTTTACTGCCGTATACCTTATGTACGCTGTTTTCCTTGAAAAACATGATGTATCCAAGGTATGTGATCGCCCCGGTGAAGTCGCCGTCATTGGCGATGGTCGCCGCATAGCTGTCGCTGGCAATGCCCTCAAAGCAATAAAAGTTCGTAGGATCGCCTAGCTTGGATGCGTAGATCTCATGGTTTTTAGAGGAACAACCCCACAGCCTGTTCTCCGCCACTGTCCAGTAGTCGCACTCAGGCAGGCTCCTTGTGATCGTCACAGCCGCCGTCTGACTTCCATCCGCATCGATGGCGGCAATAATTTTGATCCAGCCTTCATCCATATCCTGAATCGTGTGAGTGCCGTTCAGGGCTTCCTCTGTGAATCCTTCCAGTGTGATGCCATCGCCCTTCTGGAAACCTTCGTCAATGCCTGTGGCACTGATCTTCACATAGATCTGCCCTTCGGGATCAAGATCCTCGTCCACATCCTCCGTCAGCCAGCTCTGTTTGTATGTCACTGCCCCTGTGGATGTGTATGTCTGCTCCATCGCTTTCACTTCGCCGTCCGCCGTGTTATACATCAGCTTGTCGGGGAAGATCAGCACATACGCCCCGAAGGAAATGAATGTCTTTTCGCTGTCCTCTACTGTGCAAACCTCGTTGCCATCATAGTACAGCCTGCCTCCGTCCGCCCACAGCAGTTTTTCCCTTGCCAGTAAGCCATTTGCCTTCCCCAGTTCTCTCACCGTTCCTCGGGGCATTCTGGGGCTCAGAAGGGGATATCTCCTGCCGCTCATATTTTCCATGGCTGTAAATTCCCCTCTCCCTGCCCGGTCCGTGTTGTTGTATCCCTTAAACTGCACCAGCACATCCCCTGCAGGGCGGCTTCCGCTCAGTCTTGGTAATTTCATCCTTACCACCCCCTGTGTGGGATCATCCCATTCAGATTTGTCTGCTTAGGCTTGTTGTTTTCTCTGTAATAAGCCGCATATTCGCCCCATACGTTGTTGAACAGAACCATTGTGTCATTGTATCTGCCGCTGTCACCGTTCAGAAAGTCGATCTGTGCCATCAGATAGTATTTATATACATCGGTGAAGGGAACCGGTACTGCCAGTTCCCTTTCTTCCTGCCCTTCTTCAAAAGGGATGAATTCACCCTCAAATCCTTCCGCTTTCTGGAAGATGTCGGTGTATACCCTCCCTTCGATGGTGTTGAGCATCCCGATCTTTTCTGCATCGGTGTAGGCGTTGGGCCGCAGCTGGTCGATAGTCGCTAGCACTTCTCTGATATTCATGTCGTTTCCCCCTTTTCGTTTTTTCTTCCATCCTATCGAAAATCGGGGTGTCTCTCACCCTACCAAAAAAAGGACTCCCTGCCGAGAGTCCTATTCACTTTATTCTGTTTCTGTCGTTTCCTGCGCTTCCGTTTCTACTTCCACAGGCACTTCGTTCCAGTTTTCTCCGTCCCATCTTTTTCCCAAGACAGAAATATCGAAGCTGTCGATTTCTACCATGTTGGTCATATCAACTTCACCGCTTGTCTGCAGCAGGTTTTTACAGATTTTTTCTTCGTTCAGTTCTGCGAAATATTTCATGCGTTTAACCTTCTTTCTTTCAACAGTCTATTCATGTATTGTTCTACTTTTCTTGTTTTGTAATACGAGTCGCCGTAACTCGCACTTGCTCTCCAGGATACAAAGGATTGTCTGACTCTGCCTTCTGGAACACCTTTGCGGATCATCCGTCTGATCTTCCGTTTTTCTCGCTTAATAGATTCAGGGAGTATTTTTGCGTATACGCTTCCGCCTTCTCTCAGATAAAAATGAAATCCCAGAATCCGAATGCCGTTACCGATAGGAAATATCTGCGTTTTCTTTTCATTGATCTTCAGCTTTAGCTCGGCAAGAACTTCTTTTATATCATCAAGAATGTGCTGCAGCTTCTCTTTGCTTTCGCAGATCAGCCATGCATCATCCATATATCGCCCATACCACTTCATGCTTAGTCGGTCTTTGACATAATGATCCATGCTGTCCAGGTACATCAAGGCGAATAGTTGGCAGATTTGACTGCCCAGTCCAACCCCTTTTCCACCTTCGAAGCTATCGATCACCCTGTAAAGCTCTGCGGCGACTTTTTCATCCTTTATCTTTTTGATGACGATCTTTTTCATGATTTCATGATCAATGCTGTCGAAGTATTTATGAATATCTATCTGCAGGAAATATCCGTTCATCCCATGCTTGCGGTAGAAATCCTGCATATGCTTTACCAGCCTGTTTCTCGCAAACTCTGTCCCTTTTCCTGCTTGGCTTGCGCCGTTGTCATAGATAAAACTCTTTGTCACTTCTTCGATCAGAACCTGATCGCACAATGATCTTTGAAAAACTCGGTCTGTGATATGTAGGCTTTGTATCGCTCTTATCTTTCCTCTTTCGCAGACATTGAATTTATAATATCCTCTGCATTTGTATGTGCCATCTGTCAGGCTGCGATGCAGTTTCACTGTTTCTTCCAATCTGCGTTGGTCATACCCGATTACGCTGTCTTTCCAGAAACTTCCCTTTCTTGCCAGTCGAAAGGATTCATAAAGGCTGTCGAAACTTATCGCATCTTGATACGTTGCCATCGTACGATCTCCTCCTTCAGGCTGACCAGTTTTCCTGCCCAGTATTCCAGATTCGGTATCGGCGTTTCATAAAGCACATTCGCAGCATCCAGTTGTGCCAGAACTGCTTCCAGGCATAGCAATGCATCATCCGTCAGCAGAATTGCTTCTTCCCTACTCTTGGTCGCATCAGCTTTTACCAGCAATGTGTAGCAGTTGATCGTTTCTTCCACGATAACAGGGATCAGCATTTTTCTGTATTTCTTCTTTTTAAAATGTTCCTCGTTGGAAATTTTCTTTATTGTATAAATCTCCAATTCCTTTGCTGTCTTCAGCATTTCCAGCTTCGCTGGTCTTCTGTCGTGTAACGGCGTACTCATATCCGTATCTCCTTTTAAAAAATATTGGTCATGCTGTGATAGCGGTCTCGGCAATTTCGCCACCTGTACCAGCCAGTTCCGCATCAGCAATCTTCGTTTACCGTTGAAAGAGGGAATCATCCTCCTTATGAATTTGTATTCTTCGCATACTCTCCACCCTGTCGTTGGGATGCTTTCCTGTGCATCCAGATGGAGATTCGCCGCAGTCCGAATAGACTCGACTACTCTTGCGTAACTCAGAATCGAGCATCCCAATTACCAGGGTTGCTGTTGTTGTTGTTGCTGTTGCCATTGATCGCACCGCCCCAGAGGACGAAAGCCGAGAAAAAAATACTTTTTTCTCTTCTTTCTTACCTCTGTTTCGGTAGCTCTCCACCTGATAAATAGGAGGCAATTCAGAATGATCCCCATAGCTGTTTAATTAAATTCTACAACCTGATAGCTGATTGTAGATGCAGCAGCCCACCACTTAGTCGCAGTGACTTCGGTAGCATTTGTCAAATCCACACGAGCATCCCAATAACCAGGGTTGCTGTAGTTGCCGCTGGTGCCAAAGATCGCACCGCCCCAGAGGACGAAAGCCTTCGAAGTGTCGACCGCACTGATCGTGGCGGTCGCCGTTTTATCGGACGAACCAAAGGTAATAACGCCACGCTGTACGCTTTTGATTCCTCCTCCGCCACCGCTTGCGCCGGCCAAAGATTTTACCTCTTCGATCAGCGTCTGTAATGTTCCGTGCTGTGTTTCTAATTCGCTGACAAGAGCCTTTACTTCATCCAAAGTCTCTTTGTCCGCAATACTGATTACTGCCATTGTGTAACCCCCTTTTTATTTATTCTTCATAAGTGATCTGCAGTACGCCATCAACGATTGCAAACTGCATATTCACATTGCTGGTCACTGTAATACCGAGAGCAGCCTGTGCTTCCGCAAGCGTTCCTGCTCCAGTTCCGCCTTTTTCAATAGGCACTGCCGCTGTCAGGTCTCCAGGGGCATGGCTGTGCGTTTCTTCCGCCGCTCCTACATCACTTGCTGTCAGTTCGATGCTTTCGCCACTCTTTCCGTTCACTGTGGTAGGGGTACCCTGTGGGCCGGTATCCCCCTTGTCACCCTTATCACCTTTATCGCCCTGCGGCCCCTGTTGGCCAGTCGCACCAGTGTCACCCTTAGGGCCAGTTTCACCAGTATCGCCTTTATCCCCCTTAGGGCCGGTCTCGCCAGTGTCGCCCTTGTCGCCTTTCAAATCGGCAGAGCTTGTACCGCTGGCAGATGTGATGGTCAGTTTTGTTCCATTCCAGCTGTGTGTCACAGATACGCCGTCCGCACCTTTTTCGCCAGCATCACCCTGATCACCTTTATCGCCCTTGATGCCCTGATCGCCCTTGTCTCCTTTGGGGCCTGTCTCGCCAGTCTCGCCTTTCTCACCTCTGGCACCCTGCAGCTTGCCGTTGTTTACCCAACCACTGTTGCCAAAGATGTAGATCTCGTAAGGAGCCTCTGTGCCAACACCATACGCCAAGCCGATTTCCACAGATGCAGGCAGCTGTCCGGCAGTTGCAACATAGTCAACAATCTTCAGCCCGTCACCCTGATCACCTTTTTCCCCTTTAGGGCCAGTCGCACCAGTGTCACCTTTATCCCCCTTGGGGCCTGTGTCGCCCTTAGGTCCTGTGGGGCCAGTTGCACCAGTGTCGCCCTTATCACCTTTCGCACCAGTATCGCCTTTATCGCCCTTATCGCCTTTATCGCCTTTCAGCGCAGCAACCTGATCAGGCGTGAACATATCGTAGATGAAAGCCGCACCTGTTTCGCCAGTGTCACCCTTTTCCCCCTTGTCACCTTTAGGGCCTGTTTCTCCGGTATCACCTTTAGGGCCCTTGGCATTCAGTGCCACCTGTGCCGCAGCCAGAGCCTCTTCAACCGCAGCCTCCGCAGCGATCTTCGCATCTTCTACGCCTTCTACAGTTTCCACGGCCTTCTCTACGGCTTTCTGGGCGTTGTACACCGCCTTCTCTGCGTTAGCCACTGCAGAGCTGATGCTGGCCTCCATCTGTTCCAGCTCAGTCAGATCGCCGTCCCAGCTTCCTGGTGTATCGATAATGTTGTTGATGAAGATAGGTGTTTTTGCACTTGTCCATCTCACCACGCCGTCTGTATCGAAGGCTCTCAGCGCAAC